TTTCCAATGGTGTGGTAAACGCCACCCGCGTTGACGGTACGCAGCGCACCTTCACGGAAACCATCCTGAAGGATGTTATCGCCCAGGTGTGGACCGAAGGCGGTACGCCGAAGATTCTGATGGTTGGCCCGTTCAACAAGCAGACCGTCAGCGGCTTCGCTGGCATTGCCGAAATCCGCTACAATCAGGCCACTCCGAAGCCGACTGTGATCATTGGCGCCGCCGATGTTTATGTGTCTGACTTTGGCGCGGTGTCTGTGGTGCCGAACCGCTTCCAGCGTGAGCGCGATGCTTTCGTGCTTGACCCGGAATACGCGGCTACGGCGATCCTTCGCCCGATCCAGACGATGGACCTGGCGAAGACCGGCGACGCTGAAAAGCGCATGATGCTTTGCGAATACGGCCTCATGGTTCGCCAGGAAGCCGCGCATGGTATCGCTGCTGACTTGACGACTTCGTAATGGCAACGGGGCTGGCGGGCGACTGCCAGCCCCACCTTAAAGGTGGCTTATGGCTGACAAGGTTTTCAACATTGATCCGGTGAGTGGGATTACTTCTTACTGGCATTATGATGAGGGCACAGATACGGCGCTGATTGAGAAGCGCCAGGATGTGTCTGGTATTATTGAAGCCAATAAGGCGCAGTTTAATGAAGATCACGGGCGCTATGGCGAATGGAACAAGGTGGCTTCCATCCCCATGGCGGTCTTTTATGATTTGAAGATGAAGGGCATCGTGGATGACCCGGTAGCCATGAAGAAGTGGCTGAATGATCCAGATAATCGGTTCTTCCGTACTAGGCCGGGACGCGTTTGATGCCCGCCATTGTTTCTGTCTGTGTCCCTTGCCGTGATGTGGTGGATAGCGGGTTTGCCTTCGATCTCGCCCGGTGCGTTGCGGCCCATACGGCGGCAACCAAGGACCGGGTGCTACTGTTCCAGAACCAAGGGACGTTGATTGTAAACCAACGTCAAGAACTAGCCCAGGCTTCCTTGGACGCTGGCGCCACTCATGTTCTTTTTGTGGATGCTGATATGAGGTTCCCCAAGGACAGCATTCGGCAACTATTGGCGCGGGATGAGGATATTGTCGCCGCCAATTACAGTACGCGTAAACTCCCGCTTCAGCCGGTGGCTTTCCGTGATGATTTGACCAGTGAACGGGTGTTTACGGAAGAGTGGTGTACTGGGCTGGAAGAGGTATCCGCCATTGGTATGGGGCTAATGCTGATTAAGGCTGAAGTTTTCCGCAAGATGGCGAAGCCTTGGTTTCACATACACTATCAAAATGGTGTATATAGTGGCGAAGACATCTGGTTTTGCCGGTCAGCCAGGGAAACAGGGTTTAAGGTGATGTTGGACCACGATATTAGCCATCAGGTGCGCCATATCGGGGCTTTCGAGTTTTCCTGCGCCCATGCGGCTGCTTCTAGGGGTGAATAGATATGGCGATCTCTAGCTATTCCACCCTGCAATCCTCCATAGGTGATTGGCTTAATAGGTCAGACCTGACGGCGGTTATCCCTGATTTCATCACTTTGGCGGAGGCCCAGTTCAACCGGAACATCCGCCACAGGAAGATGGTGGAGCGGGCTACGGCTACGCTGGATAGCGAATATAGCGCGGTCCCGGCTGATTGGCTGGAAAGCATCCGTTACCAAATCAACACCAATCCTATTACGGTGATGGAGTTCGTTTCCCCAGACCAGGCGGCGATGCTGAAGGGGGCTAATAGTTCTGGTGGCAAGCCAATCTATTACACACAGATTGGCCAGCAGTTTCAGGTTATCCCGGTGCCGGATAGCGGCTCCGCATATACTGGCGAATTAACCTATTACGCCAAGATTCCGGCTTTGACGGTATCCAATACCAGTAATTGGTTGCTGGTTGATTCGCCTGATTTATATTTATACGGCTCTCTCTTGCAGGCTGCGCCATATCTTCAGGATGATCAGCGCATCACCACATGGGCGGCTTTGTACACAACCGCAATTAACGATTTGAAGGTATCGGATGAGCGAAGCCGTATGGCTACATCTGCCCTTCGGATGCGAGCGAGGAGTTTCGGCTAATGACCACTAACGCCTTCACCAATTATCTTGAAAACAAGATAATGGCTTATGTATTTTCGGGAACTGCGTTCTCCTCGCCTTCTGGCTCTCTTTATCTCGGGCTGTTTACCGCTGCCCCTGGTGAGGGTGGTGGTGGGACTGAGGTATCAGGGAATAACTATTCCCGGAAACAAGTAACCCTAACGACTGCTGGAAATGCTTCCACCAATGGTTCAGCCATTGAGTTTGATGCCGCGACGGGCACTTGGGGCACCATAACTTACGCGGCGATTTTCGACGCTTTAACTTCCGGCAATATGTTGGCTTATGCAGAACTGACTACTTCGCGCACAATCACAAGTGGCGACGTTTTGCGTATTCCTGCTGGCGATCTTGATATAACGCTGGATTGAGGTTCGATAGATGGCATTCGTAATCGCAGATAGGGTTAAAGAAACCACTACCACCACGGGAACTGGTAATATAACTCTCGCGGGCGCGGTTACGGGCTTTCGCGCGTTTTCGTCTGTTTTGTCTTCTAACGATACAACCTATTACACTATCTCAGCCCAGGGTGGGGCTAATTGGGAAGTTGGTATCGCCACCTTCACTAGCCCATCCACCTTGGCGCGTACCACTGTTTTGTCGTCTAGCAATTCTGGCAACGCGGTAGATTTTACTGCCGGGACAAAGGATGTATTCATCACTTTGCCAGCAGCCAGAACGGTTCAATCCGTCGATGGTGGTATTACTGGTTTAACGCCTTCAACCGCTTCTTATGGTGCCATTAGTTTGGGTGGTACTTTGGTTGCGGCTAATGGTGGCACAGGCCAATCTTCTTACACCATTGGCGATTTGCTTTATGCGAGCGGTTCCACGGCGCTTTCTAAATTGGCTGGTGTTGCGACGGGTAACGCGCTTATTTCTGGTGGGGTTGGTACGGCGCCATCTTATGGTAAGATTGGTCTGACAACTCATGTTTCTGGAACGCTTCCTGTTGGAAATGGCGGTACTGGGAGCGCCACTACATTTACAACAGGTTCTGTTGTTTTTGCTGGTGCTTCAGGTGTTTACACTCAGGATAATGCAAATCTATTCTGGGATGACACAAACAACAGGTTGGGCATTGGTACGGCTACACCAAGCACGGCTTTGGATGTGAATGGCGTAGTAAGAGACAGTAAGGGCGATGTTCGCACCATTGTCCAGAATGCCCAAACTAGTGCTTATGTTTTGGTGGTTGGTGACGCAGGAAAACATATCTCGATCACCACTGGCGGCGTGACTGTAAACTCTGGCATTTTCAGTGCTGGTGATGCAATCAGTATTTACAACAATAGCGCCAGCAATCAGACCATTACGCAGGGTTCTAGCGTCACCATGTATCTTGGCGGTACAGCTACCACTGGTAACCGCACCTTGGCGCAGCGGGGGATTTGCACAATTCTTTGCGTCGCATCGAATACGTTTGTTATTTCCGGCGCGGGCGTTACCTGATGACTATTCAGCAGATGTTCTTTGCCGTTGCGGCGGGGGCTAATCCCCCCCCAACGGTTGAATATCTTGTGGTTGCTGGAGGTGGCGGTGGTGGCGGTAATCGCGGTGGCGGTGGGGGCGCTGGTGGCTATAGAACGGCTTCTGGATTTTCGGTAACTGCTGGTTCCGCAATTACCGTTACAGTTGGTGCTGGCGGGGCTGGTGGCCCAAGTGGCCAAAGTTCAACACCAGCGACTAAAGGAAGTAATTCTGTTTTTTCTACAATTACTGCAACTGGAGGGGGGGGAGGTGGTAGAGATTCTGCTGGTGCTGCTGGTGGTTCTGGCGGTGGTGGCGGTTCTAATGTTGTTGGTGCTGGCGGTTCAGGTAATCAGGGGGGGTATTCTCCATCAGAAGGGAATAATGGTGGTGGCTCTGTAGATAACAATCCTAATTATCCTGGTGGTGGTGGGGGCGGGGCGGGTGCGGTTGGCGGTACTCCAGCAAATGGCAGTTCGGTGGGTAATGGGGGTAATGGTTCATCATCTTCCATTTCGGGTTCTTCTGTGACTTATGCGGGAGGTGGTGGTGGTAATTCTTACAGCACTTCCCCTGGTGGTACTGGTGGTACTGGTGGGGGTGGTAATGGTGGTAATAACACCAATTCTGGGATTACTGCTGGCGGCACCAATACTGGCGGCGGTGGGGGTGGGGCAAATGATGGTTATTCTGGTCGCGCAGGCGGCTCCGGCATTGTAATTATCCGTTACGCCGATACCTATTCTGATGCGGTTTCCACAGCAGGTTCCCCAACCTTCACCACAAGTGGTGGTTACAAAATTTACAAATGGACCGGCTCCGGTTCCATTACATTCTAGGAAGGAGGTGTAACTATGTTCGGTGCATTTTCCTTCGCTGAAGCCCCGTTTTCTAGTCTGGCGGGTAACTATTTCACGGCATCTTTAAATTTTGAAGCGGCTTCGGACTTTACATTAAATACGCAAAAAGTAACGCCAACAGCGGCGCAGTTTGACGGTGTTTCTAATTTTACCTTGGATTCCAATAAGTTAGTTAGTTCATCTTTATCTATTGAAGGGGTATCTGTCGCCACGATTAGTGCGGAAAGGCTTAAAACCGCTGTTGTGGCAATAGAAGGTATTTCTGAATTTACCATTTCTGCCAACAGAGTAAGGTTTGGGCTTGTCCCTATTTCTGCTTCATCAGACTTCACCATAAATGGTGTTTTTAAGTGGTCACAGGTGCCGGATGGCACAGAAACATGGAACCAAATAGCTGATTCTGCTACAACTTGGACGCCGATCCAAACGGTAGCTGAAAGCTGGACGAGGGTGCAATAATGGCTGACACTACCACCACTAATTTAGGTCTTACCAAACCAGAGGTAGGGGCTTCGGCTGATACTTGGGGCACCAAGTTGAATGGTGATTTAGACACCATTGATGGCTTGTTTTCTGGTGGCGGTGGCGGGGCTTTAGCTGTCGCAAATGGCGGTACTGGGATAAAAACTATTACCGGCATTGTGAAGGGGGCTGGAACATCTGCTTTTGCCGCCGCTACGGCTGGCACGGATTATCTGGCGCCCCCAAGTGGTACCGCGATCTTGAAGGCTAATTCTGGTGGTGCTTTAGCTAACGCCACTGCTGGGACGGACTATGTGGCGCCGGGGACGGCTACTACCTTCACGGCGGCGCAAACCTTTAATGGTAGTTCTAGCGTTCTCGCTACTGTTCTGGCGAATGCGGTTGAAACAACCACCATTTCGGCTACGGCGGCTACTGGTACTATCAATTACAATATTACCACTCAGTCGGTGCTTTATTACACCAGCAACGCTAGCGCCAATTGGACGCTGAACCTTCGGGCTTCAAGTGGTACTTCTCTCAATACGGCCATGTCTATTGGCCAGGCGATTACCGTAGCCTTCATGGTAACTATTGGTTCATCTGGCTATTACAACAATGTGGTGCAAGTTGATGGCTCTACGGTAACGCCAAAATGGCAAGGCGGGGTCGCCCCGGCTACTGGAAACGCCAACAGCATCGATATTTACACTTACACCATCATTAAGACTGCCAATGCTACCTTTACGGTATTGGCTAGCCAAAGCCGTTTCGCGTGAGGTTCTAGATGCCAACCGCGATAACAGCAGGCGCAATGACGGGTAGGGCTTTCGGGCTGTTTACCGGAAATATCGTAACGCCATCTTTTGAGTATCTTATTGTTGCGGGTGGCGGTGCTGGTGGATGCGGCACATCTCGCCCAGGGGGTGGCGGTGCTGGCGGTATGAGAACCGGCACTTTTTCTTCTGTCCTTTATAATAATACCTACACGGTAACGGTTGGCGCTGGTGGCGCCACAGGTAATTCTGGGGATGATATAGCCCCCACTAGTGGTTCTAATTCATCTATTACTTCAGTGGTAACTTCTACAGGGGGCGGGGTTGGCGGGTATTCAACCAGGAATGTAACAGTAAAGGATGGCGCTTCAGGCGGCTCTGGTGGTGGTGGTTTAGGTAATAATGGTGGTGGCGCTGGTGGTGCTGGGGTTGCTGGCCAAGGTAACAATGGCGGTTCTGGGTTTGATAGTGGGTCTTCCTCTGGTGGCGGTGGTGGTGGTGCTGCTGCTGTTGGGGGAAATGCTAGTGGCTCAACAGCGGGTAACGGGGGCGCTGGTTCCGAAAGTTCTATAACAGGGACTTCAACTTCTTACGCCGGTGGTGGTGGTGGTAATGGTGCTGCTGGTGGCACAGGCGGAACTGGTGGCGGTGGATCACAAGGTTTTTCTGGGACAGCGAATACAGGGGGTGGTGGGGGTGCCGGGGGCGCTAGTGCTTCCGGTGGTTCCGGTATTGTTGTCCTGCGCTATTCTGATAGTTACCCAGCCGCCAGGACTACCACAGGTTCACCAGATATAACCGTATCTGGGGGGTATCGAGTTTACAAATGGACCGGTTCCGGTTCGATTACATTCTGAGGTAAGCGATGGCACATTTTGCACAGCTTGATGAAAACAACTTAGTTCTTCAGGTGATTGTTGTCCACAACAATGAACTCAAGGACGAAAATGGCGTTGAAACAGAAAGCAAGGGTATTGCTTTCTGTCAGATGTTGTTCCCTGGAACCACTTGGGTTCAAACCAGTTACAACGCCAATATGCGGAAAAATTATGCTGGTGTTGGGTACACTTACGACGCTTTGCGGGATGCTTTTATTCCGCCTTCGCCTTTTCCATCTTGGGTTTTGAACGAAGAAACCTGTCGATGGGAAGCGCCGGTTCCTTATCCTGATGACGGAAAGATTTACGCCTGGGATGAGGATTCTGGTATATGGGTTGAAGTTACTCTGTAGTTTTTGGGGTGATGTGCTATGGCAGAACCATATTCTGACGCCGCAAAAACAGTAGGGGATATTGTATCCCTTACAACGGTGGTTGGAACGCTGATGCAGATTCTGCCTTCTATTGCTGCGATATTTACTATCGTCTGGACGATGATTCGGATTTACGAAACAAAGACTGTCCAAAACTTTATTAGGCGCTGGAGGTAAGGTTATGTATGTACCTCTCAAGGTGCCACCTGGCGTTTACAAGAATGGCACTCAATACCAATCATCTGGACGGTGGTACGACGCCAATCTGGTACGCTGGTATGAAGGTACGCTTCGCCCGATTGGTGGTTGGAATAAGAAAGAGTATCCTTCCGGCGGAACCACTTACACGGATATTCAAGTAACTGGTGTAATGCGCGGCTCCCATGCCTGGCGTTCTAATGATGCCAAGGCTTGGTTGAGCGCTGGCGGTGCTAAGAAGTTATACGCCATTGAGGCTTCTGTAGCCCCGCATAATATCACGCCATTCCGCGAAACTGGTAGTTTATCGAACGCCTTCAGCACCACCAACGGTTCCGCTGTTGTTACGGTCGCTGATACGACGCATGGCGTGAATACTGGTGATACGGTAGTATTTTCTAATGGAACGGCTATTGGCGTCAGCGGGATAACGCTATCAGGTTCTTATCTTGCCACTAAAATAAACAACAACTCTTATTCTGTAATAGCGTCTTCTAACGCCACAGCGACGGTATCCAATGGCGGTTCTGCTGATTTCTCATACGAAATCACGGTTGGTTATGTGGATAGTACCGCGCAGATTGGATATGGTACTTGGGTTTATGGTTATGGCACTTATGGTACGCCACGCCCCCAAACATCCGCCACTGGTGTAATTCCAGCATCCACTTGGGCCTTGGATAACTGGGGCGAATATCTACTGGCTTGCCGATCTGATGAAGGCAAGATTTACCAATGGGAGTTGAATACGGCCAATAGGGCCGCTTTGTTGACTAACGCCCCCACTGGCAATTCTTCCATCATCGTGACTGCCGAGCGCTTTCTATTTGCGCTTGGCCCTGGTGGAAACCCGCGCAAGGTTCAATGGTCTGACCAAGAAGCTAATACTGTTTGGACGCCAGCAGCCACGAACCAGGCTGGTGATTTCGAGTTGGCTACTTCCGGTAAGTTGTTGTGTGGCGAGCGTACTCGCTACGGAACACTATTGCTTACTTCGGTTGACGCTCACTTAGCGATCTACCAAGGACCGCCATATATTTATGGCTTTGAGCGTGTTGGCTTTGGTTGCGGCGCCATAAGCGCGCAGGCTTCTGTCAGCCTTGATATTGGTGCTGCCTGGATGTCTGAGGGCACATTCTACTTGTTTGATGGCGCCATCAAGCCATTGCAGTGTGAAGTGTCTGACTATGTGTTTTCTGACTTCAACTATGGTCAGCAAGCCAAGGTTTATGGTGTCCTAAATATCGAATACTTCGAGGTCACTTGGTTTTATCCGTCTAGTGCTTCTTCGGAATGCAACAGGTACGTCACCTGGAATTACCGTGAGAACACTTGGACTATTGGAACCTTGGCGCGTACCACGGGCGTTTCTGCTGGTGTGTTCCAGTACCCGATTATGTTTGATCCCTCTGGGTATGTGTATGATCATGAGGTCGGTTACAATTATGATGGTGCCACGCCATACGCGGAGACAGGGCCGATAGAGTTCGGTAATGGCGACAGGATAATGGTGGCGCGTCAGATTGTGCCGGATGAGAAAAACCAGGGCGAGGTTTCTGTTTCATTCAAAACCCGGTTTGCGCCAGAAGGGGTAGAAAGCACCTTCGGTCCTTATACCATTTCATCCCAGTATGTGGATGCGCGGTTTAGTGGTCGCCAGGTCAGCTTCAAGGTGCAGGGAGTTGAATTGGGTGATTGGCGAGTCGGTAACTTCCGTTTAGAAGCGGTGCCAGGAAGTAAACGATGAGGCTTCCACCATCCCCCGAAAGTTATACTCGTGATGCAGACCAGACCATGAGGTCTATGCTTCAGCAAGCAAATGATCAAAACCACAAGAGGTTGAGAGATGTGGAGATTTCGCCGGGCCGGTTAATAATCAAATCGCCCAACGGAACGCGGTGGAGCATTGAAGTGGATAACTCCGGCAACGTATCGGCCACATCGCTATGAACCAATTTGATGCAGAGTTCGAGCGGTGTTCTAAGTGGTTGCAGGATGCTTTGGATTACGCTGGGAATAGCCATGAGCTTTCTGATGTAAAGCAAGGTATTCAGGAGGGTCGGTTCACATTTTGGCCAGCGCCTGATGGCGCCATTGTGACCGAGATTATAGAATATCCTGCTTTTCGGGTTCTCCATGCTTGGTTGGTTGGTGGCGAATTAGCCCAGATTGTCGATATGATCCCATCATTGGATGCTTTTGGGCGTTCTTTGGGGTGTTCTAAATTAACAGGATGCGGGCGCCAAGGGTGGGTTCGTGCTTTGAAAGAACATGGTTTCAAGGGTATAATGACCACGGTTTCTAAGGAGATTTCGCCATGAGTAAGGGCGGCGGCAAGCAGACCACCACTCAGGTCCAATCTGTTGATCCTGAGTTCAAGGAACGCGCCCTTGATGTGTATTCCCGCGCCCAGGCAGCGGCAGAGCAGGGATATACCCCTTACACTGGCGGGCAGGCTTATGAGGATTATGCCCGCCGCACTGTGGCTGGGCTGACCCCGACACAGGAAGCGGCGGCATATAATATTTATCGGGCTTCTACGCAGGCCCAAGAGCCTATTAACCAAGCCATGCGGATTACCCAGGGTGCCAGGCCTATGTTTGGCTCTGCTGAAGAGGCGTTTTACCGCCCTGACTTTGGTGAAGCCCAAGGTCTTGTTCGTGGTACTTCTGCCGTACCGGCTGTATCAGAAGCCCAGGCAGTTACGCGGGGCGCCTTGCGCCCCTCTGAATACGCTGAAGCCCAGCAATATGCCCGCATGGGGGCTGGTTATCAGCCGGGCACCATTGCTGGTGGTATGGGGGCTTACACCAATCCTTATGAAAGCCAAGTGGTTGAAACGGCGCTTGGGGATATTGAGCGCAGTCGTCAGTTGGCGGTTCAGCAAGGGGCGGCGCAAGCCACTAGGGCGCGGGCTTATGGTGGTTCCCGCCAGGCTTTGACTGAGGCGGAAACCAACCGGGCGGCTATGGAACAAGCGGCCCGTACCTCTGCCCAGTTGCGGGCGCAAGGTTTTGAGACAGCGGGCCGTATGGCGGCGCAAGATGTTGGTTTCGGGCTGCAAGGCGCCCAGCAGCGGCTATCCGCTGCCCAGCAACTTGGAGCGCTTACGCAAGCGGCGCAGGGCGGCCAGCTTGCGGGCGCCGGCCAGATTGGTCAGCTTGGTATTGCTGGAACGCAATCTGAAGTTGGTCGCGCTAATGCCTTGGCTGGTTATCAGCAGGCGCAAGCGCAATTGGCGCTTCAGGAAGCCCAGCAGAGGGCGGCTATGGCGCAGGCTACTTCAGCGGCTGATCTGGCGCGTGGTGGTCAATTGGCGCAACTTGGGCTTAGTGGGCAGCAGGCGGCTACCACTGGCGCGCAAGCAGCGTTCAATGCCCAGGAAGCGATTCGCCAAGTTCAGCAACAGCGCATGACGGCGGCAGAAGAAGAGTTTACGCGGCAGCAAGCTGAACCGTACCGCGATCTTCAAAC